ACGCCAAGGCCGAAGCCGCAGACTTCGAATGTCCAGGTGTTGACAATGTTGAGCTTTTTGATTGGATTAAAAATAATCTTTCTCCAGATCAGCTCATCCTCGAGTTCTATACTCCGGGTGAACCTAACAGCGGGTGGATCCACTGTAGCTGGATTGAAGGCACACCAAGAGCATCATTCTTGCATGCGTTTAGAGAAGACGGCAAAACAAAATACAAACCCATATTAGGAAACGCAAAAGATATATTTGTCTAGATCCAGTCTCTTAATTCCTCACCCATGACCTCTGATGCGATGTTAATCTTTTTACGTAGGGATCTGACTATCTTCTCATCGACGGTGTCCTCTGCTATCAGATCTATGTATGTCACATTCTTTTTCTGTCCAATACGATGTGCTCTATCTTCTGATTGTAGTCTTTTTTCTAGATCATAACCATTAGAATAATAAATTACGGTATTGGCCTCTGTTAAAGTTATACCATAGCCACCGGTGGACGGTGTGCCAATTAGAAATCTACACTCATCATCATTTTGAAATCTACGAATATTGTCCTGTCTATCATCCTGTGGTGTTAATCCATAATAATCGACCACGGACCTCGGACCATATTTTTTCTCAATAGCATCTCTTATATCTTGCACGTCTCTTTGCCAATACGCCCATATGATAGCTTTGTTTTCTGTCTCATCTAACACATTCATGAGCTCATCTAATCTATGATTTTTTATGGTTTGAACGGTGCCATCATCAGCAACGAAATGACCACAGGTTATCTGTTGTAATCTCATCAGTTGTGTTAACACGGTGACCGTAGAGGTGACCTTACCATTTAGATTTGCGATAGCTGTCTTTCTCATTTCTTCGTATAATTTTTGTTGTTCTTTAGACAAAGCTACATGTCTTTTCATGTATATTTTATCTGGTAGATCCAGACAATCCTCTTTTAAAACTCTGTAAGAAAAGCCTTTTAATCTATCAGACAACTCGCCTAGGTTTTGAAACTTATGCACGGTCTGTATCGATCTACCTCTGACATGTATCGTCTTCATGATCGCATATCTGTTTCTAAACGCATACCATGAGTTAAAGTTCAAGAGAAACGGATCAAGGAACTCGCATTGTGTGTATAAATCCAAGGGATTTTTAGTTACAGGCGAACCTGTTAAGATTCGCCTATATTTAGCTACAGGAGCGAGAGCTAAAACGTTTTTGGTTCTTTTGGCCGATGGATTTTTTATTGTAGTAGATTCATCCATGGCCATCAAAGTTTTGTGTGAATATAAAAATTTTTGTGCAAACTTAACACCCTTATCTGTAGACAAAGCTTCTACATTCATAATCAATATGTGTAAATCAGTGCCCGTTTCGAACAAGCTATCTAATTTTTCCTGTTGTGTTTTTGTGATGTTTGATTGCCATAATACTGTCTTGTGTTCTATGTGATCAGGTAGATGCGTTGGTAACTCTTGTTCATGCCACGTTTTAACAACACCTTTTGGTGCAACTATTAATGCACCATCTATCTTGCCTTTATCGTAAAGCATAGACATGTTATCTATTAACACTTTTGTTTTACCTGTACCCATCTCCATAAAATAACCATAGGTCTCTTTGTTCCAAGACTTTTCAAGAGCAGTCATTTGATGCTCGTAAGGCTTTAACTTAAACTTGTAATCCATAATATCTTTCTATTGACAATTATATATAGGATGTTATATGATTTGTCAATGTCAGAAAGTAGAGTTTTTGTAATACAAGAAATTGCTGGTACCAAAGCGGGTAATCCTAAGATAAATATCATGGGTGCATCTACTTATTCTTCGTCTGGTAAATTTAAATTTTTATTACCAGAATTTTCACAAATTATTTTTTCCCCTGGTCCACTTGTTTATAAGTTAAGACAAGGGTTAAAAGATTTTACAAAAGAAGATTATTTACTACTTACAGGTGATCCTGCAATAATAGGTGTTGCATGCTCTATTGCATCTGATATTACTAACGGTAAATTTAATTTGCTCAAGTGGGATAAACAAGAAAGAAGATATTATCCTATTGAAATTGATCTATATGAGAAAGGAGAACTAGATGAGCATTAAGCAAAAAATAAAAATGCCTGACTTCGAAGCAGACCAACAGGATGCGATGAAGAAGACTGAAGGTATTCAGTCACTAGCAGATCAGGTTGAGAAGTTAGAGTCTTTAAATAAAAGATTAGAACTTCAAGAAGAGAATATAAAAAGTACAAAAGCAGAAATACAGAAAGTTTCTGGGGACATCATACCAACCATGATGTCTGAGATGGGTCTTGCAGAATTAAAGCTGCATGATGGATCACATCTAAAAGTTTCAACGTCATACAAAGCTCACATAAGTGAGGCTAATAAAGAAATGGCGTTTAACTGGCTTCGTGACAATGGACTAGGTGATATTATTAAGAACGAGATCTTAGTATCATTTGGTCGTAACGAAGATAACAAGGCGGCTGATTATGCCGAACTTGCGAAGAGTCAGGGCTTCCAACCGACACAAAAGATGAAGGTGGAGCCTATGACTCTGAAAGCGCTAGTCCGTGAGCGTATCGAGGCAGGAAAAGAAATGCCAACGGAAATCTTCGGGGTGTTCTCGGAGAATAAAACAACAATAAAAAGGAACAAATAAACATGAACCAAGTAGCAACAAAAAAAGAAGGAGCATTGGCAACAAATCTATTTGAAGCTGATGCACAACAAGGAGCTCAAAATATATCGCAAGAAGATCTTGCGTTACCTTTTTTAAAGATTTTGGGTCAACTATCTCCAGAGGTAAACAAAAGAGATGGTAAATATGTCGAAGGCGCAGAGCCCGGCAAGATAATAAATACTGTCACTAATGCATTGTATGACAAGATTTCTGTCGTACCATGTCATTACAAAAGACAATACATTGAATGGCAAGATAGAGGTACCAGCACTGGTGCACCTGTTGCAATTCATGAGGCAGATAGTGATATTATAAGTCAGACCACTAGGGGTAAAGACTACAAAGATAGATTACCAAATGGTAATTATCTTGATAATACTGCTAATCACTTTGTGCTTTGTCTTGGTGACACTCCAGAGACAGCATTGATCTCTATGAAATCTACACAATTAAAAGTTAGTAGAAAGTGGAATTCAATGATGATGGGTATAAAAATGCAGGGTAAAAATGGTTTGTTTACTCCGCCAACATACAGCCACATTTATAATCTATCTACTGTTCAGATGTCTAACGACAAAGGAACATGGTTTGGTTGGGATGTAACAAAAGTAGGGCCAGTCACAGATAAAGGTATCTATGATATGGCCAAAGCTTTTGCTGAATCTGTAGGTAAAGGTGAGATACAAGCTAAACCTGAAGTTCAAGAGCAGACTAAAAAATCTTTGAATTTATAAAATCCTAGGTGGTGGGCGTCGAAGCTAGCGTGGAAACGCCCACTTTTTAATTTATGAATGAAAAGATTATTAAAGAACCAATTACGTTTGAAGATTGGATAGATCTGGGACGGGTTATCATACCCTGTGATACGAAACAGGCTGTGGTTGAAAAATGGTCTGACCCTGATTTTAAGATTACGAAAGAAGAATGGAGAATAGAACACGCAACAAAACAGATAGGACTTAGACTAGATCAATACATAGATTTTGATATTGATAATCCTGTTGTAAAAAGATTTACAAGCGACCACATAAAATCATGTGGTGCAATATTTGGTAGAAGAAATAATCCATCAAGTCATTATCTTTGGTCTGGCACATCAGACTATAAAAAATTTGCATTACCAAAAGAATTAGAAAATTATTATAAAGAATATCAACATGGTGCAACTCTTTGCGAGATAAGACATGGCGCAAATAAATATACATTAGTTCCAGAAACAAAATATCATACAACAAACGAGATTGTAAAATGGGTTAAGTATGATGGCATAGATGAATATCCAGGTAATCTAAAAGTAGATCTTGGTAAAATAGCCTTATCTTCGGCGCTCTGCATAACATATGCAGGATCAGGACAAAGAGATGACTACTGCACTGCAATGGCAGGTGTATTATTAAAACACACAGAATGGAACGTGGATGATATAGATGATTTTGTTTACAAGATTGCTATCGCAGCAAAAGATGAGGAGGCAGATAAAAGAAAAAGAAAAGGCACAACACATAAAAAAGCAAACAGAAAATTTGGTATGCCAAAGCTCGCAGAGATTATAGGATGTTCTACAAAAACAATTGCAACGTTATTTAGTTGGATAGGTGTACAGGAAGCAACAAGCGAAGAGGCAAAGCAATCTATCGGACAAATAATAGAATATGGTAGTGACAGGTATTTTGTAAAGATAAACGCTGTTGTGCAAGGAGAGGCTGTTGAAAAAACAATAACGGTAGATGGACCAACACTTAGAAATAAAAAATTATTTTATGATGCTGTGATCAGTAAAGCATCTGTATGGATACCAGAGATGAAAGCTGCAGACTTTGAAGAGATCATGCGTAGAAAATATGAGGCAAGAGAGAAATCAAATAATTATGTAGAGGAGGCAGAAGAGGATCTAAGATTTGTAAAACATTTTAAAAATTATATCGCAGAGCAAAAAGCATACACAAATAAAAGAGAACTAGCATACTTTGGTCTGCCATATTTTAATGTAAATAAAAACATATTAGAATTTAATCTTGATAAATTTGAGGATTATCTACACAAACAAAAGGTAAACTTGCCAAGGGTTGATCTGGTAATAAAATGTCAAAATATATTAAAAGCAAAAAAGAATCACGGCAAGTATGGTGAGAAATCTTGTGTGTCATGGCGTATGACAGGACAAAAAATAGATAAAGAGGATCTAATAATAGAAGGAGAATACAAAGAGGTAACAGATGAGACAACCTAAATTCATATCAGGACCACCGGGAACAGGTAAGACGTCCATGTTTATTACACAAAAATATATAGAGTTATTAAAAAAATATTCCTATAAAAAAATAATAATATTATCACACACTAACGTTGCAGCTGATGAGATAAGAGATGAAATACTTAAACTACCAGAGATGCAAGGTGTCACAAAAAAAACAATGAAATATAATATTTGCACGATACATTCATACTGCAAAAGCAGATTAGTTGGACGTAAAGAAGTATTTAGTTATGCAGATCACATGAATCTGACAACGATAGACTCTCTTTTTAAATTACAAAGAGTTACAGAATCAGAATTTAATTCTGACAAACATAAATTTTATAGATACCTTGCTGATGCGTATGGCAAAGGCAATACGATAAAAGAACATTGGAAGACATGTGATAAAGAGGTCTATAAACCATACAGTCTAAACTCAATAGAACAGATGATAGAGCATTATGTAAAATATAAAAAAGATAATCATGTTTGTGATTATGCAGACATGATACAGGATTTTATAGATAAAGCGGTAGAGCCAGATATAGATGCACTGATAGTTGATGAAGCGCAAGACAGTAACGTGCCGCAAAGGCAAGCTTTAGATAAAATGTCTACGAAAGCAAAAGAATATTATTTTGTTGGTGACGCAGATCAAACTATATTTGAATTTGCAGGGTCAGATGCAGATTACTATCACAGATTATCCAAAGATGCAGAGCAATTAGAACAAGGATACAGATGTGGCAAAACAATAAATAATTTATGTAAAAAGATAATAAAACCAGTTTGGGATTATTATGATTATGAAAGAATTTGGAAACCAACAGATGTGATAGGTAACCATTATCACTTACCTGGTTTAGATAAAAAATGTAGTGCTATGGAAACTTTATTAGATAAAATAAATAATACTAATGAAACTTTTTTATTTACTTATAGGGGCCAACCATCTGATTCATGGGTCAAAAAATTTTTTAAACAACAAGGGATCGAGTTTGCACATGTAGGGAACACGGCCCACGTACCAAAAAAAGAATTACAATGTCATAAACTTTGGCCAGATTTTTGTAAAGGCACACCAATGCCATTGAAACAGATAAAAGATTTTTGGCAATATCTTGGGAGCAAGGTCATAGTTAGAGGTAAAGGTAAAGAAACTTTTGAAAATTGGATAGATCGTGACTACACCATATACAATTTAATAGAAAAAAAATATTTAAGAGATACAGCAACACAAGAAACAGACTTTTGTTTAGTTAGAACACAAAGGGGTAAGAAAGAAGACCATGAAAAAAGACTTATCTACATTAAAAAGATTCTAAAGAAAGGATTTAATGATGGAGAGGTTAGAGTAAAATATGCAAACATACACACTGTAAAAGGGTTAACGTTTGATAATGTTGTTGTTGATCTGACGGCAACGAGGCAAGAAGATTATTTTACACAACTCAGATTAAAATATGTTGCATACAGCAGAGGCAAGTTTGATTGCTGGACTGTAGCATCACAAGGTAAATATACGTTAGGAGTAAGATGACACATAAAGATCTATTTAAAGGAACAACTTATAACTCATTAGAGGAACAGGTTGGTGGAAAACATTATCGAAATATGAAGATTCAACCAGCAGAGTTTATCAATGAGAATAAACTATTGTTTGCAGAAGGGAACGCTATAAAATATATTTGCAGGCATTCTGTAAAAGGAAAGGAAGAGGATATTAAAAAAGCGATACATTATCTAGAGATGATATTAGAAAGAGATTATAATGTGTAATACACCAGAGGATCTAAATCTTGATGGTATAGATACTGTTGCGATAGACATAGAAACCTATGATCCTAATCTTAAAACAAAAGGTTCTGGTGCTATACGTGATGATGGTTTTATCTGTGGTATTGCTATTGCAACAGAAAATGATCTTGCATACTTTCCCATACATCACTCTGACACAACACTAGATTCCGATAGAGTGAAAAAAATGTGGCAGGTTCTAAACGATAAGATATTTCAAAACGAAAATATTACAAAAGTATTTCACAATGCAATGTATGATGTTTGTTGGATAAGAGCGGTAACAGGTATGATGATCAAAGGTAGGATTGTTGACACCATGATAGCTGCATCTGTTATCGATGAGAATAGATTCAGATACTCGCTCGATGCATTATCAAAAGATTATCTCAACGAAGAGAAATATAAATATGATCTACAACAGAAAACATTAGAATGGTCTGGTGGCACAGTAAAAGACCCGATGACTAACATGCATAAACTTCCTGCATCTATTGTAAAAGATTATGCAAAGCAGGATGTAAACCTGACTTATAAGTTATGGAAATTATTTGATAAAAAAATTGACGAAGTATTATACACTAAAGATGATGGAGAACAAAAAACTTGTAGAAAAATTTTTGAATTAGAGACACGATTATTTTTATGTTTAGTTGACATGAAATTTAAAGGAGTTAGAATAGATGTCCCAAAAGCTATCACATTTGGAAAACATCTCAAGAAACGTAGAGATCAGATTATAAAAGCAATAGAAAGTATCACAACAATAAAAGTTGACATCTGGGCTGCAGCATCAATTAAAAAATTATTAGATCACCTTTGTATAAAAGATTACAAAGTTACACCTAAATCTAAAATGCCACAATTACCAAAAGATTATCTACGAAAACATAATAATAAATGTTTGCGTATGATCGCAAAGGCAAGAGAATATGATAAAGCTATAAATACTTTTATAGATGGATTACTAGAATATGTGCACGAAGGTAGAATACACGCAGATATAAATCAAATTAGATCAGATACAGGTGGTACAGTCACAGGGCGATTTAGTATG